TTTACATTTGGATTACCTGAGATGATGCACGGGTTTGCAGAGAAAGCACCAGAGACAGTAAGAGCTACAGAAAGAATGATATCTCTAGGTTCAGAAAGACCAAAGTCAAAACTAAGAGATATAGAGTTTAGTATTAATAGACTAGGACAGGTATTGTATAACCTATCTAAAGGTCACTATACATATAAAAAGATTTTTAGGCTCAACGAAGCCAACAATGATATTACAGAAGCAACTATCAATATGTACGATAAAAAGGTAGGAGCAATACTAGATATCAAAAAAGAAAAACATAATTTACAACAGCATGACGTCAGGATTGAGCCCGGGTCTACGCTACCAACCAACAAGTATGCAGAGCTTGGTGTATACATGGAAGCGTTTAGAATGGGCATCGTAGATAGAACAGAGGTTCTTAAAAAGAATCCCGAGATATTTGACAAGGAAGGTGTAATGAGAAGAACAGAAGAAAGACAATTATTACAAAGACAGATTGCTGCAATGACCGAGCAAATCAAAAATTTGGAGGGTGACCTCCAGACTGCCCAAAGGGAGTCCATAAGTGATAGAAAGAAAGTCGAAGTCGAGAAATTCAAGACTAGATTGAAAGATATCTCTGCGGACGCCAAAGCTGATAGACGAGTTCAACTAAACAACCTACAATCTAAGGTGAAGCTCGAAGCGGAGAAATTAGCGAATGTTAGAAAAGACGCTAGTTCTGCTCCTGAAGCTTAGAGACATCTGAAAGGAATATAATGGATAATCAACAAGTAGAGGCTACATCAACTGCTGACGGTTTGGTAGATGGTGGCGCTGATATAGTACAAGAAGTACGAGAACAAACAGACGCTCAGTATGAGCAACAAGCTGACCAACCTGTAGAAGAGGCTGTAGATTACAGCGCTCCAGAGGTTAGTGTAGAAAGCGAAACAACTCCAGTAAACGAATGGGAGGTAGAAGCACGTAAGTTTCAATCTATGTATGATAAATCAACTGCAGAGAATGAAAAGCTACGTAAGTTTGAACCTCTTGGACAATTACTAGAGCAAAGACCTGATTTGGTAAATATGCTTCAAGAAAATATCAACGCTCCACAACAGCCACAACAACAGCAACAACAAGGTCAACCGGCTCTGAAACCGGAAGACTTCAACCCTTGGGATGCGTATTACAGTCCAGAATCACCATCTTTTAAGTTCAGGCTAAATCAAGAGATGCAGCTTGCCAAAGATGTCGTAGATAATGCGATGGCGCAACAAAAGAGACAGATGCAAGAAGAAATAACCTATAACAATACAGTCAATGAGCTTAGAAACACTTATAAGTTTTCGGACGGAGACGTTCAAGAGTTTATGGGGTTTGTTACTCAGCCCAAAGAATCTGTAGGGTTATCTAATCTTGTCAAGCTATTCAGAGACGTAAAAAACAAAGGTAACGCTCCAGAGACAGCCCAAGCAGTACAAAATGCCCAACAACAGCCCAGAACAGCTGGGGTACTTCAAGGTGGTGCACCAAGTTCACCAAAGAGTACAGAGAATCAAGTATGGGATAATATTGTAAATGCCGGGAGTCGTACTAGCGTCCTTTAATTAATCACATAATGGAAGGAATGACAAATGGCAACATTTAATAATCCTCATCCCCTTAAGGTTGGAGACCCCGGTGCAGTTATAGACAGCACGATTCCTTCGAGACGACTGTTTAACTTTAGTGATAGAGTAGCAGACCTCGCTCCAGAAGAATCGCCGTTTTTTGTATACTTATCCAAGGTAGCCAAAGTCCCTACGGATGACCCACAGTTTAGATGGTTGAAAGACAGAAACAAGATTGATATGACAGATAGAAGTTTCCGTTTAGCAGCCGCTCATACTGTACCAGCTGCAGGCAGTACATTAACTTATACTGTTGAAACTGCAGGAACTTCACAAACTTCAGTAGACTTTTTAATCAAAGGAATGGTCTTTGCTGTTGGCGAAACTAACGCCTCAACTAACGAGCCAGAAACCGCAATCGTTAGAATCGAAAGCGCTCCAGATAATTCAGGTGACACGAGTACATTTCTTGGTCGAACAATATCTGCAGCTACCGGTTCAACCACTGCTGCTGCTGACCAGACTTTATGTACTATTATCGGTAGTGCATTTGAAGAAGGAACTGGTTCTCCAGACTCTTTCTCAAAGCATCTAGATAACGGTGTCGGATACTGTCAAATCTTTAAAACCTCTTGTGAGTTAACTAACACAGCAAGAGCTACTGTATATCGTGGATATGCTAGTGAGTTTGATAGAATCTGGAACTTAAAGTTACGTGAGCACAAAGTTGACATTGAAAGAGCTATGCTCTTCGGTCAAGGTGGTGTTGTAAATGGTATTTCTTACTCTGATGGTATTGTAGGAAGTATTGTTAAGAACTCACAATCACAGATTAAAGACAATGCTCAGTTAGATTACACAGAAGATAAAGCGTACTTCTCAACCCGTACAGACGCACAGTTTACTTACGATGCGTTACTTGCTGACTTAGAAGTTGTTTTTGACCCTGCACGTGGTGGAGCTGGCGCAAAACTTGCGTTGTGTTCATTACCTGTAATCACATTCTTTAACAAGATGGCAAGCTCTAATACTTTCCTATCTTCAGTACACTCTGCTGCCAATCCTTTAATGTCACAAGAGAAAGGTTCTTTTGGACATAAAGTGGTCAAGGTAGAAACTATTCACGGTGACCTAACCTTAGTAAAAGAGCCTCTATTTAGAGGTTTTGCTGCTGGATTCATGGCTATGGTTGACTTGGACCAAGTTGCTTACAGACCTTTGATTGGTAACGGTGTAAACAGAGACACACATATTATGACTAATGTGCAGTCTGCTGATGAAGACCTACGTAAAGATATGGTATTGACTGAAGCTGGTTTAGAAGTTTCTTTACCAGAAGCACACGCATTGTTCAACTTTGAATCTGCTTACACAGCACCATAATCTAGGAGGTAATAGATAATGAGAGCCGCAACAAGAGAAAAGAATAGTGGTAAAGGTGGGTTTTTACAAAAGATAGAACTAATCGCAAAAGCTCGTACACTAACAGAAGCCGATAGTGGAAAGATATTTATGCTTTCTAACGCTACTGGCAGTGGATACAGCATTACACTACCAACAGCTTCAACTGGCATAACTGGAACTTACTACAAGTTTATTGTAGAAGAAGAGACTCCGGGTCATGCCATTACCATAGCTGCAGGCAGTGCGATTGTTGATTTAGTAATGAAAGACCCCGGTGGTGATGCTTCCAATTCAACAGCAGGTACAGCCGTATCTAATATTGTAATTGGCACTTCAGCACAACAAGGTGACTACATCAATATAATGTTTGTTAATGGTACTTACTATGCAGAAGCAATGTCAGGTATTAATAACGCATTAACCACTTCATAACCCTAAACAATACGGGTAACAGACTTGGATTCTGTGGGGGTTACTGAGAAAGAGTAGCCCCCGAATATCCTAAAAATTTAAAACAGGAGTAATTATGGCTGCTTATGGTAATTTAAAAGTAAAAGTTATGATACATCCCGGTAACCCCGGAGAAGAAGATGGCGCAGTAGGAACTATGGCAAGGGATATCAAGGATTACATAGCTACTTTAGACTCTACCAATAATGAAGTTTTGTCTATCACACATACGCAATTAAATGGTGATAGAATTATGACATTAATTGTTGGAGGAACTTAATGCGTTGTCAGCATTGTAAAGCTGAGAATGAAGGTGGATGGTTTTATTGTAGAGAGTGTGGCAAAAGAGCGCACGCTCCTAGGTATAGCACAGCCACAATTATAAGGGATAGTCGTTTCGCAACTGCAATACGCAAGGACCTTATTAACTTCAAAACAATGTCTATGGCAGAGGACATAGAGTCAAAGGGAGGAGAAATCAGTGGCAACGTTTGAAGCACAAGTTGAAGCTTTGACCAGCCTTTCTATTGATGGCAGTAGTTCTCCAACGCAGACAGAGCTTACGCAGTTCTTAACTGATGGGGCTGCTGAGGTTATAAACAGTATGCCTAGAAAGTTAAAATTTTTATGCGCAACAGAAGATACTTTTACTAGCACAGCCGTTGGAAGTGAGTCCGAAACATTGGAATCAGGTCAAATATTGCAAGTAACCAGAAATGACGGAACTATAGAACAGCCATGTAGAGAAATACCTGCAGTTCTAAGAGGAAGAGCTAGCGACTCAGACGATATGATAGCAGCTACAACAACTGACCCAGTGTATTATGTTTATAACGGAAAGATAAATTCTTTACCTGCATCTGGTAATTGTAAATACTTAGAAGTAAACAATCCTGCAGTAGCATTTGGAGATTCATCTGTAAGTAACTTTCCTGATGAGTATGAGTATTTAATACCTCTTTATGCTTCTGTTAAATCATTGCAAAACGCTTTAGCAGACAGGGCTTCTAATGATAATATAAATACAGCAATAACAGCAGTTAAAAGCGCTGTTGAAGCAGCTGCAACTACGATAGCAAGTTTTACATCCACAACAGAGTCTGTGTTTGGAGATGAAAATACTTTTCTTACAAATAACTCTCAGCTAACAAGGGTAAAAGACGCTTTAGATAAAGCTCAAGAAACAATCACGGGCGATAAGCCAGATTCAAATACAGACGCTAGAGGAGCGCAACAGAATGAAGATATTGAGTTAGTCACTTCTGCTCTTAATATAGCACAAACAGAAATACAGAGAGCGCAAGTACACCTATCTGAGTGGAATGCTATTGGAGATATGAGAATAAAACAAGTACAAGTAAATCTCAGCAAAATGGATGGATACATCAAAGAAGTGCAAACAAGACTTTCAATTATAGGCTTTTTAGAAAGACAACAAGCAAAGTTGCAAGCTGATTATGAAAAAGGTATACAGATTATGAGGGGCTCATAATGGCATTGACACTGGTAAACCTAAACACATCTCCATCCGCTGCACTGGTAACATTAAATGCTAGCCCTAGCTCTGCTCCTATAACCTTAAACACATCTCCAAGTGCTGTGTTAGTAAATCTTAACACAAGTCCTAGCGCTACACTTGTTAATTTAAATACTAGCCCTGCATTAAAAAGAATTAATGAGTATCAAAACACAGATAAAAACTGGGAAAACTTAAATAATACTTGGGAGGATTTGCTCTAATGGCTTC